GTGCCGTCATACATTCCACCAAAGGTAAGGCTGTAGCCCTTCAAACCAACGATGTAGGTCTTGACGCCCTCGGCGCTGAACGTCGTCGTTTCCTGCGGGTCAAACGCCTGCGGGAACGAAATGTCGTTGATGAATGGTGAAATGTTGGTCATACCAAGGATTGGACCGCTGGCATCTGCTGCCGCTGACGAAACGGCGTAGGTGCTTTGCTCCGGCAATCCGATCAGCGGAACTCCGCCAACAAACGAACCGTAGATACTTGAACCGGGAATGAGTTCTTGCTCGTCAAGCACCGAGTCTGGCAACGTACCTGCAACCGTTACTGACGTTCCGCCTTGCAAAACCGAACCGGTCACGTTCGGGTAGTTGTCTGGTGAAAACGAGTACGGTGCGTAGTCAGGCGCTGCCCAGCCGATGGCTAGGAAGGCATTCTTGCCGTGATTGAAAATTGGCGTGGGCATGGTGTTTCTCTCCTTAGTGACGGGCGAACCCGTAGTAGGTCTTGGCGTAGGTGAACGGCTTGTCTACGTTCGATGGATACAGGGTGACCTGCAACCTCGTGTGCTTGTAAATCGTAGACGTGATTTTCACAATCTTCGCTGCTTGGTCGCTACAGACGGCGTTGAGGGTGATCCAAGTCACGCCGTCATTGGAGTGTTGAAACTCCAAAAGAACTGGTGGAATCCAGTCGTCTTGACTAACAATTCCGCCTGTGTCAAGCCAATAACCGCCACCACTTTCGGTCAGACCGTAGATAACGGTTCCGCCCGTGCTGTTTGCAACCGCCGTGTAAGCGCCCATAGTGAAGGTAAGCGGTGCAGTGTGCGAGTTGCTTTGGAAGTCTGCCTGTGCGCCCATTCCCCGCAGAACGCCGCCCGATGCTTGGATTTCAGTATCGATGGCAACAACGCCGGAAACAGGGGACTTTAGATCGTGTTTAGCGACGATACCCGCCGCCATGTAGCAGGGAACTGCATAGCCTTCGCTGCCGCCGCTAGGGAACACCACAGCGCCCTGATAGAGGTTCTGGCCTTGCGTGATGCCAAACACCTGCGGGTTGTAGTTAGGGTCGTATGCCTTGGCGTATGCCGAGTCGGTGGCTTCTTGAAGGATTGCGTTTACACCATCGAACGAACCGTCGTAGAAGCCGGACAGGGAAATCTGGCCGTCTTTGATACCGGAAATGTAGGACTTTGCCGCACCGGTTTGGAAAGTTGTTGTTTCTTGTGGCTCGAATGCCCTGCTGATACTCACGTCGTTGAAGAAGTGGGAAACGTCAAATGATTGACCGCTGTTTCCACCACTAACGAGATCATCGTTGCTTCCCGTAGCGACCGCTGCGCCTGAGCCGGTGGCGACCTCGCTCATGGTGATCGTCGTACCGTTGACATTTGTAACATAGGGGAAGTTGCCATTATCAAAGAAATGTTCAAGGGATAAAAGCGAGCCAATACCAACAACCATGCGACTATCCTGAATGCTGTTATTGCTAAACTCCGCTTGCTGCGTAGTAGTAACCGTCAAAATCGGGCTGCCGCTGGTGACGGTGAACGAACCTTGGAAGCCGCTGTAGTAGGGCTGGGCGAAGATGACCCTAGTATCCTTACCGGAAATAAACGTAGGCACTAGACTTCCTCGGCTTCCGTTGGTGCTGATTCCATTTCGGGTTCCGGCTCAACCTCAGCCTCAACTTCGGCCTTCGGTTGCGTGGCGGGAACAATGTGTCCGCCCTCGAGGAGCCATGAAATGCTTTGACCGGGAATGTCGTTCACCACTTCATCGGGCTTGGCGAACTTGCCGTTATATGCCAAAGCGTTGCCAACCACACGGTACGCCTGAGGTGAAGCCTTAGCCATATTGCCCTTCCGGTGGAGAGTTGCTTACTGCGAAATGCTACCACCAGAAGTAAGGATTTACGTTAGTCAGTCCTGCCGTGCATCTCTTCTGCGGTCAGGTCACGACTGCTGATCGCCGGTTGGATAATGGATAGGGCAAACTCGATGCCCTTCATGTAGCCACCCTTGTAACCACGCAGGTAATCGCTATCTATCGCCATATCGCTATCGCCGTCAAAGATACGGCGCAAAGTCTTGGCTGCGTATTGCACTTCAGCGGGATCGACTTCGTATTCATGCGTAGCCGTTCGTATGGTGAAGGTTGCCATTATCGCACCCGCCTTTTCTTGACGACCGGCTTGCCAACCCGTTCGGGAACAAACGACCTGAACTGATTGTGACCCTTCGAACCGCCGACGACGTTCACGGCAATCACCGTTCCATCAACGATATGCACGCTTCGGAAGGTGAACGTGGAAAGCGTCGTTCCTTTGACGACCACTGGATCGCCTTGTGCTATGCCGTTCCATTCGGTTGCCTCCACCCAAGGTGGCGTGTAGGCAGGCTCTGCAGGTGCTGTGGTGTTCCGTCGAACCATAGAAATCCCTTCGTGTCAGTTGGCTTGTTTTAAGAGTCTACCACAGTGTAGTTGAACTGTCAAATCGAAATGATTAGTAGTCCTCTGGCAATAGGAGCGTGGTCACGCTTCGATCAGCATTCGTGATGACCCAAACCTCGATGCCACCTATCGTGTAGGAGGAAAGAATACGCTCGCCGTCACGAACCGCCCTCATGTTGGCGTTCCAATCTTCGCTGTCCACGTTGCCGAAGTCTGCTGATCGGTGGCGGATGATGCAGGTGGCTAGTTCGCCCAAGCCAACGGTATCGCCGCTTAGGGCGTTCCATACGTTCTTGGTCATAACGATTTTGCCGGTGGGGAATACTTCAGCGATAATCTCCATTGCTTCCTCTCGTTAGTTGCTTGCAAAAGAAGTATGCCGGAGGGGTGTTACAAAGTCAAGGCATTTCTCAAACTTCTTTTTGGTGACCGCATTCGCACACTAAATAATTGCCAGCCCCAACTCGAACCTCGATGGCCTTCTTGTGTTGGCAACCGTCGGGTTCCGGCTCCACCTTGGGTTGCTGACTTTCCAAAACTCGTTCGCCCAGCATCTGCTCAACTGCTGTTAGTGCTTCGATCGCCGCTTGGTTAGCCGCCTTGGCTGCCTTGATGGTGAACAGGATGGGGTCTATGTCGCTCATGGTGTGGCGATGTAGGTCTGGAAGTTGCAGGTGAACCTAGGCCGGTCAACTTCGTCGAAGCCGGTGGGATTTGGAATACCGAGTGGCTCCATGCGAAGCACGCTAACGTCGCTCAAGTCAACGGTCTTGGTGATCGTGCCGAAAATCTTTCGAAGGGCGTATGCCCAATCGTATGCGCCGGGGTAGTCCTCTTTTTCACCACGAACCATGAGTTGGATACGGGGCGATTCCAAAACTGACAAAGCATCGCCAAAAGTAAACGTCGGGGACTTGCCTTCGTATTGCTGGATCAGCACGCAGGCGTTAGGGGCTTCGGCGGGGAAACGCCCAAGGAATAGGTTCACGCCTAGCGTCAACTGCTGATTGGCTGGCAGGCTTGCGCTTTGCTCAGCGAGGTATGTACCTAGTGCGTCAAGTAGCGTTGCCATTATGCCCCCGTACTGAAAAGTTTCTGTAGTCGTTGTGCGACCAAATCTTCAAACTTCTGGCCTTCCTTAGCCACAGGCACTTCCAAATATTTCGCCTGTGTCGGGTCTTTGTGTGGTGTTTGCAAGTTCTCGTGGACTTCGACGGCGTAATCAACCGTATCACTGCCGTATTCGATGTAGGCGTTTGGTGAATCGTAATCGTCAGTGCTACCGCTAACAATCTTGCCGCTGCTTTTCAGTGCGCCGGTATCAACGGGAACAAGGTTTTGGCTTTCATCAAAGATTGCTTGGGCTACTTCGTCAATCACCTCTTGCAACGCTGGGCCGATGCTGTCGGCAAAGCCAGAAAGTTCGCCAAACTTGCCAAGATCAACTTCAACATTGACGTTCATTTCAGTACCCCCTACTCGAAGTGGACTGTTGTGTTGTATCCCACAAGTCCATCTTCGTCATAGTTGTTCTCAATAGAAACAACGACGGGGTGAATCAGCGTAGGCCACACTTCTTTTGGAACCGTGACCCGACACTCCGTTTCGATTTCGGGGAAATAACCCGCCAAGTATGCACGGCCTGAACTCACACGGTCACGACCATCGACGGTGCTGATCACTTTGGTTTGGTTTTCGTAGCGACAGCGGTAGGTCTTTGCCTGTCCGTATTGCATGGTTCCACCACTAGCCCCGCCAGAAGGCGAGTAGTGGCGACCATAGCCGTCTAATACGGGTGGTTCACCTTGCGGTCCGTTTGGGGCGTGAACTGCGTTCTCGATGACGATGGTTTGCGTCATGATTTCCAGCAGTTCTGGCTGGATTGGCATAGTTAGCCCCCTTGCCCGCCGGGTTCTGCCCCCGTGCCATAGGTGGTAGAAACACCAAGTTCGGAGTTGGAAGGCCAATCGTTTGCCGAAGTCGCCCAGTAGCGGTCGAACTTGCCAATGGTGAGTTCTGCGCCAAGGGCGTTCGGGTCTGCGCTGATCGTGGGTGGGTTGACACGGCGGGAACGAGCCAG